GCGCACCGACTGTTTGTTGAGCGTACTTGGCAAACTCTGCATTTGCATCGATTTGTGGCACTGGAGGCTGGGCCGCACGTTGTGCTTGCATTTGTTTAAACGCAAGTAATGCTGGTGTTTCTGTGGGGCGATCTGGGTCTGTTGCGACACCACCATCGGCATACCCATACAGTTTTTTAGCTTCTTCAGGTGCAAGCTTTGAGTAAGAAGGCGCAAAGTAGCGTTGCTCCCGACCATAAATATCAGGGGTTGGGAATGGCGTAGTGGTAGGACTTGGCGTGTTAATCAGCGGGTCTTGCCCCGGCTGAACTTGCTGTGGTTGACCGCCCGTGGGGTTCATGGCAAATTTGTAACGTTGCCCCATGTCTGAGTCGGCTTTTTCTTCTTCCACTTTTTGGGGGGTCATCATTCCGCCAATAGCTGGTGCAGCGGCAGAGCCTACGGTTTTAAGTAAGCTCATAGGTGAGCCACCAAGATTGTTGTAAAGATTGGTTAAGCCACCCTCTTGCCCAAGAGTTCCAATACCTTTACCCATCATGCCAAGCCTATCCATAAAGCCTTTTGGAGCTAAATTATTAACCGCGCCCCTAGCTGCGTCTGCGGCTGTCTGTTGAGCCGTTATATATTGGCTCTGCATTTCCGGCCTTAGTGTTCCGGTTGGATCAAAAAAGTTAGAGTTAGCAACACTAGCATTCTCAGCAATCTTAGCCTGTGCCGCTTGTGCGGCGGAATCACCAGCTACCGCAGCCTCCATACCACTTGCTGCCAATCCTTGACCCAGTCCAGCGCCACCGTAAGCGCCCAAACCAGCCATCAAGCCTTTTTGCAAACTGCCTGTCATAAGCGTCATGCCGCCGCCAACCATCAAAGCAGCCATAGGAGCGCCGACACCAGTAGCAGTTAAAGCTGCGCCAGCCACCATAGGCAGGATAGACTCAAGAAAGCCAGCTTCGGGTAAGCCTGTTTGTGGATTAATGGTTAATTGCCCGCCATGCGCCATCGCCAAATCATTAAGGCTTTTAACCTCTCGGGGCGACATGTGTACAAGCGTGGAATCGTTACCACGCCCAGTGCTGGAAAGGTGTTGGGCTGCAAGCTGTAGGCTCATTTTTGCCTCTTTAAATGGGGGGTGGTTGATCGTATCATGTTGGGCATTTTTGGACAACTACACTTTGATCTTTAGAACATTGCCAGCAGTAGTGTCGTAGTAAATATCACCCGCTCTGAGATTGGCAAGATCGGCTTGGGTTGGCAGGCTGATTTTGGTCGCGCCGGGAGTTGTTAAGTCGGGCTGGGCGCAAGTTAATGCAGTTACGACAGCGGTAGTTCCAACGCCTTGAGACGCAAACACAGCGGGGGAAGCGTTGTCCAGTTGGGTAAAGTACAAGCGCAGCACGTTAAGAAGCTGCTCCATATACTGTCGATCATACTGCTCGGGGGCTGCTGGTAAGCGTGGCTGGACTACGTTTTTTAAACCCATGCCTATCTCCTACCGTCAGGTCTGATGTCAATTCGTGGTACACCCAACTGCCACTGAACACCGATTGCGTCTGAACTTACTTGGAACGCCATCTGCCGACCACGAATCCTGACATACACCTGCTGTGTAAACTGCTGAATTGCATAGGTTCTTTGGTTCTGGTAGTTCTGCGCACTGACCACAGACGGGTCATTTGATGGGCCGTAGTTCGCTCCGGGGTTGGCACGGGGGAGTACCGTAAACATAGCAGTCGGCCCGTTTACGCTAGAACCATCAAAGGTTAAGTCGGGAATTAAACGCCACACAAACCCGAAGTTATGTCCGTCCCCGATGTCAAAATCAGATGAAGTAACTGAGGAAACAATAGGATTTGGTGGATTAACTACGCCGTCGTCAACGCCGTTCTCATGGTACACAAGCAATGTGTTTGCATTGCCGCCAGCCGCGCCGTATGTAGCTGCCATTGGGTATGCACGTAAGGCGCTATCAAGCCAAGCGGTTCTGCCTTGGAATGCAGTGCCGGTGTAGTTAACCCAGTCGCCGTAGTACCAGACGTTGTCCAGATGGTTGTATATAACGTAGCGGTCAATCACGTTAGACCCAGCAGAGCAGTACTGCCACCACACTTCGTTATAACCCTCGTTAGTACCCGCCATAAACTGGAATGACTGCTCAAGGTTGATGTCGTTATACACATACTCGCGCAGGGTGGATGGAAGCGTTTGAACGCGACCGGAGTACATATAGAACTTGTCCGTACCCATCCAATACGTTATGTTGTTAGCAGTCGCTATTGCATTTGGCCCAGCAATAGATATGTTGTTGCCCAGAATTTGGAAGCTCCAAACGTAGGGTGGGCCGAGGTATTGCATGGAGTAAATGGCAGAATCAGTCAATACCAAAATTTCTTGACGGGTCTGTTTGGCTGTAACTATTTGTGAGCCGTCACTTAAAGTGTAGCTACCTGCTTGGTTTGTAATAGCTGGAAACCATGTAACAAAACTTTCTTGGTCAGACCAACGAATAAGCATGGGGTCTTGGATAGTTGCTCCGGGCGTTCCGGGATAGTCATTAACACCAAATGCAAGGACAAACCTTGAGGCATCGGACACCATAACAAAGTTGGCAACTATTGGGCATGAGGAATCCGTAGTTACAGTTCCATATTTGGTAACAATTGATGCGCTTGGGCCAAGAAGTTGACCCCTGTTAAATGTATTTGTTGACGCAGCGTTTGCCCAGTAATACAGTGCGCCACCACGGGGGTTAAAAATTAAGTCCTCGCCAAAGGTTGACTGGCTCCATAAACGAAGCTGCTCTCCAATACCTTGACCAGCAGGAGCGGGGTCACCCCACCCAGTGAATGTGGTGGACTGAATAACTGCTGCGTTGTCAGCATGAGAGGCGGCTGCGCCTGAGCCTGTACCACTTAGTCCTCGGGTACAACCCAAGAATTGAGTTGAATTTTTACTTGTATAAGATATGTTTTCAGAGTCAATTAAGATGTTTCCCGCCGCTGAAAACGAAGTTGTGCTATCTACCGTGATAGTTGTGACGGAATTATTTATAGCCCCATTGAGTTGGTTTGTTGCCGTACCCGGAATAAAGCCGCCCCAAGTACCCGCGCCCCAACCTACGTTCTGGGTAAAGACATCGTTACCCGAAGTGACCTGATAAGCGCCAATAACAGATGCGCCGCCATTTCCTGAGTCACCTGCACTTGCTAGAACTGAAGCTGTGATGGTGTAGGTGTCGCTTGTTAAATACGTTATCTGAAACTCAGCATTAAGGATAGCGGCAGTGATGTTGCCGCCCAAAGAGACTGCTCCACTGAAAGTCACAAAGTCACCAGTTTGAGCGCCGTGTCCTACATCAGTGACTGTAATTACTGCCGAGCCAGTTGATGCGGCAAAAGTAACTTCACCAGCGGCTGTTGTCGTACGTATTGGTGTTACGTCGTAGTAGTAACCGTTTGTACCGTTCTGGATGTAGTATTTTAAGTTTGTACCAAGAGCCAACAGGTTGTAGCCTGCCAAGTTAATCCAATTCCATAGCGCTCGGCAAACGCCCCAAACCTTACCTGTGGTTGGTTTTAGCGCGGAAAGGTTTATTCCTGTATCGGCTGTCCAACCGCCAATCTTCTCGGGCATACCCGAGCGAAAGCGAATTTTGTTGGATGCGTAATACCCGCCCTCATTGGCGTAAGAGGTGTTCTCTCTGTTTACACCGGGACGAAGAGCGAGTTTTTGTAAGGGCATGTTAGGCTACAAGACCGGGAACGTATTGGGTTTTACCAGCTACTTTCATGGCGGTCAACTCCTGCTTCTTCAGGTTGTTCGGGTCGTAAGACACATGCACCCAACCACTATCAGGTATGCCGGGGGTGTAAAACTCAAGGATGAGTTGTGTGTATTCTAAGTTATCCATGATCCATTGGGCAAGCTCTGCGTTTGGCACTCCGGGTATCTCAATATCGGCTGCTTGGCCCTTGACATGGTCTGAGGTACGAGATCCTCCGACTGCTGCATTACTTTCGGCACTGCGGAACCCAGAATTACACTTGACACCCTTACCGAAATGGTCACGCACGGGCTGAAGAACTTTCTCAGCCAATAGCTTTAAAGCGGCGATCTCGGCTTCGCCGGGGGTATTGTCAAAACCCATACGCAAAGCTGTCTCTGATTTGGTCAGTTCGTGTAGTGAAAAGTTTGCTGTCAGGTTCATTTAATGTTCCTCATTTGGTCGTATTGGTCAATGCAGGCGTTGAGGCTGCGGATGGCTTGGTCTCCCCGGCTGGTGAGATCGATAAGAGATTGAGCAGTTCTTGGGTCAAGCTCGGCTCTTGTTTCTGTATTTCCAGAGGCAGCGGGGGGATCTGCGGTGGCTGATACGGCGCACTCGGGGGCTTTGACAGGAATGAACAGCTTGCGCTCGCCAGAGGCAATATCAGTACGCAGCTTATCTTCTTTAACTTTTGCAACATTGTTGGCCTTCCTTAATGTTTGAGCATATGTTTGAGCAACTTCACCCATACGCCGTTCTGTTTGCCGCGCCTGTTCGTTTAAACGAGCAATCTCAAGTTGCTGGCGCTCGTATTCATTTTGCTCACCGCTGTAATACCCAACACCAAAGCTACCCAACACCGCCAGAACAATGCCAAGCAAGACATACGGATTAAACAGACTCATGGCTTTGGTGGCTCATCGTTATCGTTGGCCTCGGCTTTGGCAACTGCATTGGCTACGGCTTTAATACCAGACCTGCCAGCCACGCCGCCAAGAACGCCAGTGATAAACACCATGATGGTAGAAATCTGCTGGGTGTATATCTTGTCAATAGGAGCCATACCCGCCATAGGCTGAGTGACGTAGGTCACAGAGTACAGGAACGCCACCATTGCGCCAAGCAGGATGGTCACCAAAACGACAATTACAAAAGCCCATACACGGACTTCAATCTCTTCTGCGGTCAAGCGGTTGTTTGGTTTGTATCCAACAGTAGGCATCATTTCTTCTCCTGCTCAGGTTTAATAAGCTGCTCTGGGCATGTACCCGTAGCAGTACAGATTGGGGGCTTGCATTCAACGTTATTCCAATTTGTTGGATTTTGGCAGGGGTAACGAAAACGGTCGTCGCACCCAGTCAGCAAGCCGCAGAGGATGCCAACGCAAACAGTCAGCGCCAACAGTGAAAGTTCATGTCTTGTCACGTTTTTCCCTTTCAAGTTCTTTACGTATTTTTTCCATCTTTTCAATCTGCGTCTGGGCTTCTTTTTTGGTTTGCAGCACGTCTATGTACAACATACCCAATAAGGGTAGGAGCATACCCACAAGCACACAAGCAGCAATCCAACCCATTATATTTTCCCAATCCTGCTTAAGAGGCCGAGGAGGAGCCACAGGTACAGAAGGAAAAGAAAAGTCGCTAGTAGGTACGCTTGCTTTTCGCTTGTAAGGCGCTCCTTTTCCTTGCGTTGCCATGAGTCGTCATCCCGTTTCTTCCTTGCTTTATCCTGCTCTGCCTTGATTACATCCCGCATTTCAAAGACTTTGCTATACAAAGCCCCCATCTCTTTAGGAGCGCCGTACACCATCGCCTCTCTTATCTCCACCTCCAACGCTGCCATCTGGTCTTGAGCCATTACCCGCTTCAGGGCGGCTTCCATCAAGTTGGCATCGGGGTCAAAAACCGTTTTGCTCTTCTCTTCCTCTTCCCTTATGTGTTCAGCAAGCTGTTCTTGCAACTTAAAGAAAGTCGAAAGCTGAGTAACGATGTCTGCCATGACTTGGGTTTCGTCAACGGCAACGTAGGCTTCCTTCTTTTTCGCCACAGGCTTGGCTTGGGCGGCTGGCGCTGACCCGAAGAGCTTTGCCCAGAATCCTCTGACTGCTTTAACATCTGTAACAACTTCATCAACAGTCTTCTTGATCTCCATAAAAGACGTTTTAGCGTCTTTGTAAAGCTTACACCCCTGCTTGATTGCAGCGACACAGGCATTTGCAGCGAAGAGGATGGAGATCGGGTCAATTTTTAACTCTGCGGCATCGCTGCCTTGATTTCGTCTACTGTTGAAGCTGCGTCAATAGCAGTTTGCATCGCTGCATATTTGGCTCTAATTACAGCCCTTGCCGCTTCAGCGCCGTCGATTTGACCGGGAATTTGCTTAGCAATAGCTTCGTCATAGGGCTTGAACTCTTCAGTTCGGGCAGCACGGCGCACGTTGTGGGCTATGGTTTTGGCTTTGGTTACGTTGATGGTAATCATGCTTGCTCCTTTTCTTTCTTGGCGGCTTGCTCTGCAAACCATGCGTCTGCGCCAATCCCTCGGCCTACTGCGTTGGTGAAGTCCGCCTCCCATGCGTTAAAGAACATACTGTCTTGTGGAAGCTGATCTACGTTGATGATGTGATACGGTTTACCTGCGGGTACGTCCTTACGGGCAATCTCCTCAATAGATAAACCGCACTCAGGGGCAGGGCTAACGACGGTTAACCAACCTTCGTTGTTTGGATAAATAATTACTTGTGTCATAGTTTTTCCTTAACGAAAGATTGAAGCATTTATAATGTTGGAATCAAGTGCTGCACCATTTACTGAATTAGCCACAGCAACTTGAACCGCTGATGTTGTGTATGTACCACCAGTGCTATTGCCGGAAAAAAGTGCTTGTACTGCGCCGGGATACCAAGCTGAACCAACAACAGCATACAATGTATCTTGCATAGCTGTTGCAAAGTTTATTGTGTAATCTCCTACTCCATTGTAGGAAACAGAACTTACATTCCCGCTTGCACGAATAACCGTAAAGCTTTGGCCTTGAAAGTTTACCCAAGCTCTAGCTGAATATGATGGCGCTGAACCTGATGCTGTTGAAAGGTTTGTGGCAGTTGTTGCGTTTGTAGCGTTGGTTGCATTAGTTGCGTTAACGGCAGAAGCTACTGACTGACTAGCAATATTGCTAGATGTAATAAATGAGCCACCCGACTGTGGGTTTGTGGCTGTTGCTGCATTGCCTGAACATGATGCTGCGGTTGTTGCATTGGTAGCATTTGTTGCGTTTGTAGCGTTGGTAGCATTGGTAGCATTTGTTGAGGTTGTTGCAAAACTTACTGACTGACTAGCAATATTGCTAGAGGTAATAAATGAACCGCCGCTTTGAGGGTTGGTCGCAGTGGCAGCATTTCCTGTACATGCTGCTACTGTCTGACTGGCAATGTTGCTAGACGTAATGAACGATCCGCCCGATTGTGGGCTTGTAGCGGTTGCCGCGTTACCTGAGCATGATGCCGCTGTTGTAGCGTTGGTTGCGTTCGTGGCGTTTGTAACCGCAGTGGCTCCAATTTGACCAACAATGTCTGCTGCGCTTGCAGTTGTAATTGCTGAAGTTCCCGCGCCTTTGAGCAGTGCTCCAGAAGAAAAAGTGGTAGCGCCTGTACCACCTGAACCTACTACCAATGTAGAGGATAAACCCGCAGCAGTTCCAGTTGTGTTTTGATTGAGTGTTGGAAAGGTGCAGTTTGCAAGGTTCCCAGATGTTGGTGTGCCAAGGAGAGGGGTAACAAGTGTGGGGCTTGTAGACAAAACAACGCTGCCCGAGCCGGTAGAAGAAGTCACCCCAGTGCCGCCATTTGCAACAGGCAGGGTTCCCGTAACGTCTGTAGTCAATACAGCTTGAGCAAATGATGTGTTTGTGCCGTTTGATCTAAGTAGTCGGTTGTTTGTTTGTGCTGGGGCCAAGGCATTGAACGCAGCGTTGGCTGAGGTTTGTCCTGTACCGCCGTTCGCGATAGCAAGTGTGCCGGTTAAGTTTTGAGCTTGGATATCAAAGAAATTTGTCCCGTCCGACCAGACCATGACTTTATTGCCAGCCGCAATAGCAACCCCCGCACCGGCAGCAGTTGTGTTACCGATGACCGTAGAGTTGTATATCGTGATTGTGAAGCTACTGTTGTTCCAAATGATGTACTGCTTAGATACAGGTGGAGCATAAATGGCAGATGCCGCAGCCGCACTGTTGAGTTTCAAAATGGCGTAGATTGACTGGTTCAGGGACGAAGAAGATGTCGGCCCGTTTACATAGGTCAGAGCTTGAGCAGCAGATGAGATGGTTACTGTGTTGATTCCCGCAATAGCAGTATCAAAAATGTAAGCAAAGTTGTTGTCGGTGGTCTGACCCCATGTACCGGCTTGGTCGCCCGAGCCAATAAGCTCAATCCGCAAACTGTTGGAATATGTGCTGCTCATGGCTGCTCCTTATACTGCTGGGGGTGGTACTGCTCTAGTCCCTGATTGCTGTGCTGCTTGAAATTCTTGACCCAACTTGCTCAATTTCATAAACAGGTCAATGCACTCGCCAAGCTGACCAACAGACAACTGCTTCATGATTACGTTGAATTCGGTAATGGTTACTTCGCCGATGTTGATTTTGTCGTTCATTTGTTTTCCTTATGGAGTTGGGGTTGGGGTTGGTGGGGTTGGGGGAGCCCAAGGTAAAGCGGGTTCTGTTACGGGGTCAATTTTATCCGCTATCTGCTTGGCAATCTGTGCATTGACATGCTCTTCGTAACTGCCGGTTACAACAGGCTGAATCCAGCCCAGCACAATTTCTTGCGTTAGTTCGTCGTAAGGTATGAAGTCGGTTTGATCTGGATTGGCGGTAAAAGGTGTTGCGCCACTGAACACGCCAGTGTTGCCGTTCTCATCCGTGCCGGTTTTTGTCCAGTACGTTTGAACAACGTAGTTGGTTTCTGTTCCCACATTGGTAACTTTCATGCCTGTTACGGCCCATGTGTATGTGATTGCCATGTTTACACTCCTTTAGGGTATTTGATTTTAACTGTCAAGCAGTCCGCGATGTTTGGATAAATAATTACTTGTGTCATAGTTTTTCTTTAACGGAAGATTGCGGCATTTACAATGGGGGAATCGAGTAATGCGCCATTTGCTGAATTAACCACAAAGACTTGAACTGCTGTTGTTGCATATGTACCCCCGCTATTGCCGTTGAAAACCGCTTGTTGTGCGCCGGGATACCAAGCCGAACCGATAGTAGCGTAATTTGCATCAACCATTGCAGTTGAGAAGTTTATTGTGTAATTTCCTGTCCCGTTGTATGAAACTGAGCTTACATTCGAACTTGCCCGAATAGATGTATAGCCCTGACCAAAAAAGTTTACCCAAGCACGGGCTGGATATGAAGTTGACCCAGATATTGACCCTGTTACTGTCAGATTACCGCCGTTGTCACAAACCATTACGTTAGTGCCACCACCATTGCGGAAAATTACGTTGCTAGTAAACTGAAGATACCAATTATTAGAGTGGTACTGTATCTTCCCTGCGAACTCACCAGTCCAACCCGCACTATCAGCACGCCAATCGCCTACGGTACGCAAAGAGTAAATGCTGGTCGGGTCTAAATAATACCCAGTGTTGTCGTAATCATAAAAGATTGTGCCGCGAATATCACCGGGGTTTCTTAAACTTGCGCCGCCCCACGCCCCTCTAAAGCTTCCGTTCTCAAGAATAAGAAATCCATGAGAAGCAAGATTCCCCGCTATGCCGCCAGCGTTGGGGTGTGACCAAGCCATTCCGTACAGGTTGCCTGTGCTAGTTCCGTTAGCTGGAAGAATGTAAGACTCCCCCATCGAAAAAAGGGCTTGATAACGGTATGAGTCGTAAAGGCCCACCTGCCCAACCCCATAGTTTTGGGAAACCATGTTGTTGTTGTAATAGAGCTTATTTATATTTGAAGTGTCAGTAATGTTTAAATAATAACTGTTGTTATCATTCATGAACAGGTTGCCGTTTGGAACTTTTCTTAAATCCCAAGTAGACCAATTAGACCTTAAAAATCCATACTCATTTCCTGCGTTAGCGTACAACTGCATACACCACACATCTTGGGCGTTGTAAAAAGAAATACCAACATCAGTAGTACCCTCTAGCGCTCTCCACTTTGTGTTTCTTGGGACGTTGTTGCTACGCAACTGCACATTACCATCATTGATTCTTATGTCACTGAACACAGAAACACTGCTGGGGTCTACGTAATACGAAGAGTTGTTGGCATCGTAAAAAATAGTTGCGTCTACACGACCGTCAAAATAACCACCTTTTGTGACGTATATGCCATAATTAGCATTGGTTGATGATGTGCCAAAACCTGTGCAGTTATTACCGTAGTTGTAGTAGTTTGCCCAACGCCCACCACCCTCATAGTAAATACCGCCGTTTGAACTACCGTCAAACATAAGGTGCGGCTGGCTTCCGCCGCCGTTGAAGTGGATTCCTCTCCAAGTATTTCTTACCCCAATAATTGATATAGCACCGTAAGTACTTGTTGTGTTGGCGGTAAGTTCCGCCGCGTTTGTACTGGGCCAGTACAGGCCATTAGAAGTATTGAACTGAAGCCAGTTGTCCGCTTGGTAGTAGCCGCTAACGTTGCCGAACTTGCCAATGTATGTATTAGCGGCGTAGCCACCAAGATTGGTGGAGTTGGATGCAGTAGTAGCGCTGTCAGCTATCCGAGCGGAGTCAACACGAACGCCGTAGGTATTTGCACCGTTCCACCCCATTAATGTGGGGTATGTTGCCGTCCAAGCTATTTGCGAGTTGGTATTGTTTACCGCACCGCCGTCAGGTGACGTGCCAGCCGAAGCATCAAATATGGTGTGGCTGTTGTTGTAGTTTTTCCAAGCCAGTTGACCAACAACTGCGGTAATTGTTCCGTTTGTAGCCCAGTTTGTGCGATTGGTTGATAGGTTTATTGCCGTAGTCGCAGTAGCCGAATTGCCTGTGACGTTAATACCCCAAGTGCCGGAAGCATTTGTGCCGTCAGTCCAAGCTACATCTTTAAATGTAGAAAACGCTGTAGCAGACCCAAAACTTTGTTGCCATACCCGCATTCCAAGAACGTCTTTGCGAAACGACACCATATTGTCGTTGCCGCCAGTCACATCACTGTAAGACCTCATCAAGAAAAAATCAGAATATGGAGCTAAGTTGTTGTTCGTCCACGAACCAAAGCCAAATGTTGCATACCCGGCTGAGCCATCAGCAGGAGCAGCGGTGCGATCATCAATTGATGCAATACGCGGTATCGTTATGTTTGCAGAGCCATTAAAACTTGTTAAGTTAATTGTTCTGGCGGTCTGTAAGGTAGTAGCAGTAGCCGCGTTGCCAGTCGTGTTCTGGTTTAGTGTTGGGAACGTGCAGTTTGCAAGGTTTCCGGATTGGGGTGTACCCAGAATTGGGGTTGTCAATGACGGTGAAGTAGCCAACGCAACAACAGTGCCAGTGCCTGTTGTAGAGTAAGACGTAGCCCACGATGTGCCTGTGGAGTTGGGTATGCCTGCGCCGGGATACACCATAGTGCTTGGGGCTGAAGCAGACACCCAAGTTGTGCCGTTAGACTGAAGTACGTTACCGTTTGTGCCGGGGGCTACGACTTGAAATGCTGAAGTACCGTTACCCAGCAAGACGTTGTTGGCTGTGAATGTTGCCGCACCTGTGCCACCGTTACCAACAGGCAGAGTACCTGTGACGTTTGCAGCAAGATCCACGAACTGAGTCGATGTTGAGCCTGTACCACCATTAGCTATTGGAAGAGTTCCGCTTACGTGCGTTGCCAAACCAATCTTGCCGTAGCTGGGAGCAGAGCCAACACCCCCTGAGATCAGCGCATTACCGACCGCGACATCTGCGAGTTTCGCCAGCGACGTTGTTGTATCCGCGTATACCAAATCTCCCACAGCGTAAGAGGACTGACCAGTACCACCATAAACAGCACCAATAGGTGTAGCGTTCCAAGTACCAGCAGTAACAGTGCCGACTCCAGTAACACCCGTGTAGCTGCCAGACAACCTTGAAGTACCCAGAGTACCTGATGTAATATTACTTGCATTGGTTGTATCCGTTGTTGCTGATGGAGCCAAACCTGAAACTGCGGCTGCGGCTATGGCAATACCTGTAGGAGTGACGCTGGTTACTTGACCTTGTGCGTTGGTTGTAAAGACAGGAACAGAAGCCGCCCCGCCGTATGTACCCGCAGTGCCTGTGTTGGCAATATTAAATGTGTAGCTTGGGGACTCACTCAGCCCTGTACCCGCCGTGTATGTAATTGGCGCAGAGAACTGCTGAAAAACAATCGCCGTTGTGCCAATCGTTATAGGCGGCGCGGTCTGTTGCACCCAAGCGGTATTGACGTTAGCAGTGCCGCTGGTAACCAAGAAGAAGTCGCCCTCGTCAATCTGATCAACCCCAGTGCCAACAGTATCAAAATCTGTAGCGCGGGTCAGTATGTATGGTGTTCCAGCAGAGCCAACCTGAGTAACCGTATAAACACCGTTGTTTGCACCTGCCGCTTCGTTTTTTACAAGTATGCGTTCTGTAACGACAGTAAGCGTTGAGTCCACAGACAAAGCGCCGTTAGCGTTTCCTGTAAGCGTTGCCCCCACCCCGGATGTGCCGTTGTTGTATGTGTTTGCTGGTAGAGTTGTTGTAGTTGCTAAAGCTACAGCTTCATGAAAGTGAATACCCGATGCAATCGCATCCGCATACGCCTTGTTGACAATGTCGGTGTTGTTGACTGGCGTTGTAGCAACTGTCCCAGATGTAATGTTTGCAGTTGAAATGTTTGCAGTGCTAACACCCAGTGTGCCGATGTCTAAAAGAGTTACAGCAGAGCCTGCTGTATCCAAATACACTGCTCTTTCCGCTGGGTACGTACAAAATACATTCTTTGAACCAGCAGCAAAGTTAACCAAGCTATTGGAATTGCTGGACTCTAAAACAGTGGTGCGGCTTAAAGTTGTGCCTGAAGCGGTGTATGTGCCAATACCTACTTCGTAGTCGCCTGTTGTTGGGTCTGCAATCGCGTAATAGGTCTGATTGGCGTTACCAATAACTGCAAAAGTCTGAAAGCCTAAAACAGCACCGCCAAGCGTCAGTGTCCCCGTACCCGTTGTAGTGGTAGTTTCCTGAACCCGATCTTTAACTACAAGTGCCATTTGCTCAACCCTGCGTTTTTACTACTTGCCACGTATCTGTCTGACCGTCGTAGATCACTGTCCATCCGGCGTTTTGAGCATCGTTAATTGTCTGCCAACTAACTGTTTGCGCTGTTCCAACCGTGGCCCAAGTCGTTGTCTGCGAGGCGTTGATGTTGCCCCAGTTTGCCGTTTGAGCATCGTTGATGATCTCCCAAAGCAGCCGCGCAATGATCTGGTCGGCAGCTACCGCGCCTTCCGTAATGGTAGCAAAAAAGACCGCACTTGCCAAGACGGAATCAAGGGCTTGGGCAGTTTCATCGATTGCTGCATTAAAGGTGGACGGAGCCACCAGAACACTGTCAGAGCCGGTAACAGTTTCTTCAACAGACACCGAAAATTCCGCTTGTGCGCTAACTGCATCTGAAGCCGTGACGCTCTCATCTACGTTGGCAGGGAAAGTTGTTGTGGCGCTGGAGGAGTCCAAGGCCGTGGCAGTTTCAAGCACTGCCGCCAAAAAGTCAGCAAAAGCTGCGGCTGAGTCGGATGCGGTAGCAGATTCTGAGATTGAACTGACAAAGTCAGCCAGTGAAGAGGCGCTATCTACCCCTGTCGCAGACTCACTTATTGAGCTACTGAAATCAACCAGACTGCTGGCGGAATCTTGTGCTGCGGCAAACTCCTCTACCGAAGAGATAAAGTCAACCAAGGCGCTTGGAGCGTCCCCAATAACAACAGTTTCTGCAATGTCAGCAATAAAGTTAGAAGCCGCAACAGCTACGCTGTCTGATACCGCTGAAGCCTCTGTAACCGCCGCCAAGAATATTGCAAGGGCAGCTACTGCATCCGAAGCTGTTGCAGACTCTACAACCGCGCTATCAATAACCTGCCCACCCGCACCTCGTGCAGCAAATGGGACTGTGGCAAATGGTGCATCAGCAAACACACGTTACGCAGCGTCAAGGCTGAATGTGTATGTTACGTTTAAAGTGTCGCCAGACACAACGGTGCGATCGCCGGGAGATGTGAAGTCTGACTCAGAGAACAAAACACCTGCCGTGCCACTGGACACGGTACACAAGAATGCGCCAGCTACTACACCACCAGCACCCGAAATGGAGAACGAAGATGGTGCTGCTGAGTTACTGATGACCGATGGGTCTGCGGTTGTTGCTGTGCCAAAAGTCACTGCCTTGCGTGAACCAGAGTAGTTTGTGAACTCAGTCCATGCTTTAGAAGCCAAAGTGTCAGCGGCGGCAAAGGTTGTACCTGAACCGGGGCCAGTAACCAAGCCAAGGAAAAACGCAGCAGTGTATGTTGAACCCTTAAAGTAGTTGGTGTTCATGTCCTGTAAGCCTTGGTTTACAACCAAGTTGTGTTCGGAGGTACTCCACTTTAAGTTGCCGTCTTTATCGAAGCACTCAACATGAAACACGCCGCCTGCACGCGCTCCAAAGTCGGCTCCAGTACGAGCAACTAAACCCGCGCTTACATTGTCTGATGAGGTTGCTTTTTCGTTAAACATGGTAGTTCCTTATACGAGTCGAATGAGTGCAGATGTGCTGGTGTTAGCAGGCATCGCCACGGTGAAAGTGTTGTTGGATGTTTTGTCGTTGCCAAAGTCCAAGACGCAAATAGCGCCGTTTGCTCCAGCTTTATAAATCAAAGCGCCACGGGCAGTGATTGCCCCAGTCCACGATGGAGACGTAAAGGACACATATACGACACTGCCAGAAGCCGTGACTTCAGAAGAAACTGTGGCGGTAACAATCTCTCCACCAGCAACATAGTTTCCACCCGTTGCCTCACCTACAGAGGTGTAGGCTGTTGTTGTCTCGTCAAGCGTAGCTGCGTTTGTGTACAAGGCCAACCTGAATGTGTCGGTCGTCAAGTTGATTGACGCATTAGCCAAGCCACTACGCAGAGTGTTGCAAGAGAAGTTGCCGGTGAATGCCATCAACGCACCCCGTTATTCTGCGGCAAAGGCGCTTGACGATACTGACCACTGCGATATGCGTCGCCTCTTTCGAGTCCGTCACCAAGACGTTGAGCCAGTGCAAGAGCTTCTTTGTACTTCATGTCATAACCAGCAATGACGTCAGTCTCACCCTTCATAAAGGTGTAGGCTTCTACCAAAGAACCATAAAGCAACACAGTGTCAAAGTTATCCCCAAGCCATGTCTGTCCAGAAGCAACAGTAGTAATGGATTCGGGGTAATAGTAGTAGTGGAGTTCTACGTTGTATACAGCATCTGGGGTTGGGCCAAGAATAAAACTCAACTCATTCGTAACAACGGGTGTCGGATCGTTGGTAGTTGTTGGCCCAAACAAAGCGTAGTATTTTGGGGTCGCGGTATCAGTCGCCTTGGGGTAAGCCTGACGGATAAAGTTCACATCTTTATTCAGCAAGAACTCTTGCCCATCCGCAGTTTCAACAGCCAAAGAAAATGAAGACAAGAAGTCACTAGGGCAAGACAGATATTTATTACCCGTGCTTGTCACGCCTGTTACGTTCTTGCGAAGCGATGGGAACTGCACTGAGTTGTATATACGTTGTTCAGCCTGCGTAATGAAGGTATTGATCTGCGTAGTCGCAGATACGGTACTCCCACTCGCAAGGTATACATCGGGGAACTGATTCTCCGTATACGACTGAATCGTGTTATACAACGTCGTGTAATTCATGCCATCGGGCCTCGTGCCATCAGACCTTTAGTAGCTGCGCCAGTACCACGGATTTTGATGCCGTCGGTTTTGATAGGCTGATTACCAGCAGCTTTGCTGATGTTGCCAACGCTCATGTTGACTGTTTTAGCTTCGCTGTGGTTGGGTTCTTTACCGGGCGAAGAAGAAATTTTCATAGCCTTACCGTCCATAGTGTGTGGCTCTGCGTAGACGCTGGCATTACCAACTTCTTTGCCGCCTTGTTTCATGCTGAATTTAGCCATGATTAAGCCTTCATGCCGGTTTTTTGGTTATTGACCTTAGCCATACCACGTCCCATTTTCATCATGTCGTCATTGGTTTTTCCACCTTTGTGCATTTTGGAAACGCCGCCTTTGGCTAGCTTTGTCATAGGCTTGCCGGGGTGCAGCTTTTTCTCATGCTTATGCACTGCGCCAGCAATCATCTTTTTGTCTTGTTTCAAGTCTTTTTTGTCCATGATTAACTCCTTAAGTCGTTGTTACCGTAACTGTACCAAGTTCTACAGCTAAAACCAAGTTATTTGGTGTTAGCCCCGTGTCAAAACCAGAAGCTCCACCAACAGGATACCAACCCCACTGGAAGATTCGGCTACCACCTTCTACCGTTCCCGCTCCATCAGTGCCGGTTCCGGTTGGGTCAAGCTGCAATCCGTTTGTGCCTGAAAGCACATAACTGCGATCAGGGCGAGGATTCCTCAAAGCCTGCGGGTCATCCACAGGATACATCCCCAACTGCAACTGAGGGTGATCTGGATCCCAACACTCAGGACAAACCAACAAGTTATATTGCTTTGTCTTTTTAATCTCGGTCTTCAGAACCTTCAGTTTAAATCGTTGCCCGCACCGATCACATTCCGAAATTGCGTTCTTGCCAGAGGCAAAACGATTACTCACATCTACCTCCCAATGTAAGTTTGACGGGGTACAAGCCTCAAAGCTGCCTTTTCATGATCTTCGTATGCTGCCAGTTCCCATGCCTCGTCATACTGCGTCTTGAGGAACGGAATGCGTTCCGCGCCATTTGGAATCTTTCCAGCGATGTAGTACGACAGGCCAGCCGCCATGCAGGGTAAAAACCTAAAAGGCACGTCCATGATGTTGACACCGCCGCCTGCGTCTTGGGTACGTCGCAGCCGCCAATACACAAATTGGTATTGCTGTGCATTGTCTGGGGTAGGCCAAACGGTGATCGCGGGGACTTGTTGCCAATAGACAGCGGTCGTACTTGTGTGACTTGCGGCAGTTGTATCCTGCTGACCACGGAAACAGTTGTATAAGACGTTCCCGTCTATGTAGCCATAATTAATGATCTCATTGTCAATCTTTACAAACCCGGCAGCAGGTAAGCCAACCGCAGTGTTCAGTGTAATCTGAGTAGAAGTGGCTGTAATTGCGCCATTTAGGGTTATCCCTGTCGGCGAAGTTTGTCCGTTGTACCGTTGAATCCAAACCTGAATAGGTCTGGCTTGGGTAATCTTGTTGGGGATCGTAGCGTAGGTAGAAACGCTAATTCTCGTGATACTCAAGTCAGCCTGAGTTGCAGCTACGTTCGCACCTGTACGGATCACGTGCTCAAGTAAATCAATGGTGTCGTCGGGCAGGGCATAGGTGTTCTGGCCTTGCACAAAGTCAATCGTGCCGGTCTCAATAGTCCACAGGTTGATGCCACGGTTTGCCCAGTCAGCAAACATAATATTCAAACTGCGTCTGGCTGTACGTAAGTCATACCCCGTGCGCATTTCACCACCGGCGCGTTCAAACGCCTCCTCTACCAACTCGGTGAGGTCTAGGTTGAAACCTGTTGCGCCAGAAGTTGTTGCCATTAAATTTTCTCCGCCGTCTCATACGCCATCAAAAGACCTTGCAGGCGTTGAATTTCTTTATCGCGCTCCTCCAACTTACGCATAAGGCTGTCGTTCATATCCGCCCACATGGCAATCTGTTCCATACGTTCTTTGTGATCTCTGTGCATCAGTTCAAACATGCGTTCAGAAGCGTCTAGCTGTTTTTGAATAAAAGAAATCATTATCTAAATCCTGCCGTTTTCTTTGCCACTTTGGGTGGTTGTTTTACGAATTGCTTTCCGGCTTTTTTCCCCGCACGTTTTGCACGCGTTGTTGCAGCGTACTCAGCAGGGCTGAGGCTTTTAATTGCAGCTTCAGGAAGGTATCTTTCGCCTGTGTCAGAAGATTTTTTACCACTTTTGGTTCTCCATTTTTGATCGCCCCAGTTTTTAAGGGACTGTTGTGGCGCTTTCATGTTAGTCCCTATACCCGCCGCCTGCGGCTTTGTACCGTTTAGCCATTACCTGCGCTTTCCTTGCTGACCACTGACCAGCACCCGTACCTACGATTGCCGCAGCTTTGACGCTGTTGAAAATCCGTTTACGTAACTCAGGCTTGGTGTAATTACCCGCCTCGTTTACTTTGGATTTTGTTTTGCCGCCTTCAGCATACATGTCCACATCTTGCGGCTTATCCTTGCGGTGGATGACCTTTTTCTTCGGCATCTTTGCCGGATTCATTGCACCCATACCGCGAGAAGACATCATACAAACCGTCCTTTGGTTTTGCCTTTAGTTGCACATCCATCAGCGCGACGTGAAGCAGTCATGCCACCTTTTTTCATACCTTTGCCAGCAGCGCCAGTGGGGTTTGAAGGGTCTAGGGAAACATCTCCGCTCATATCTTCGTAGTCCTCGGACTTAGCTGCGGCTTTTTTGGGTTTGTCTTCACTGGTCAAAGCTTTGGCCGCTGCACCTGCACCCGCTGCACCTGCGGCTCTCACAGCCATTCTATTCATAGCGCGATCTTCGGCCAGTTCAACTGAACGCCTTGCTGCGCCCTTTGCCTTTGTGGGGGGAGCGGTCAGCTTCCTAAAATCATCCACCACGTTAGCATTCCCCCTAAGAGAAGGTAGATTGCTGTACTTAGTACCTCTGACGCTTGCGCCGCCAGCACCGCCACCGCCACCTTCAAGGGGGGTTAAATCATCTCCGCGCCTTGGTCTGTTTGTAGCCATGTCAGCACATCCCGCCGCTTTTCATTCCAACCATAGTGCCTTTGGTTTTGCCCTTAACACAACAGCCGTCAGCACGGCTAGAGGCTGAACCGCCCTTAGCCATTTTTTTCTCGGGTTTTACAGGTTTACCATCAACACGAATGCGGCTACCGGGTTGCTCCGGCACATTAGGTTCATTCTTGCCAAACTTACGCCCAGCAGATGCGCCATCAATGTCTTGGGGGGCTTGTTTGTTCTTTTCCAGATCGTCGTTCATGATTAACAAATCTTTCCGCGTGTTTTGCCTTTAGTGGCGATGCCATCTGCGCGACTGGAAGCAGACGACCCTTTGGACACCATACCGCCAGACTTATATGAACTTTGTTTAGCCATACGTCTACGAGCATCAGCCGCTCTAGCGGCGCGAGACGATACCGCAAGCGCATCAGTTTTTTGTGCACTCAACTCTTCGGGGGTATCTTGAGCAAATTGTTTTGTTTTTGCTTCGCGCTTTACTGCGCTGGATAGTCCACGAAGCTGATCGGATCTGACGCTAGGATTTGCTGGAGTACTAGGAGTGCGAGTAGTTGTGGCCGTTTTAGATTTAGCCACAGAACGAATGCCATCGTCTGTTGCGTCGCCTACACCTTGCATCGGGGTCTGGTTGTTACGACCAGTATATGAGCTTCCGTGCGTTACTACGTCGTTTGTTGCATCTCCCACACCTTGCATCGGAGTCATGTTGCTAGAGGGTGCGTAAGAACTTGTCTTTTGCTCGCCCGCGTCGTCTTTATTCCGCATGGCATAAGCAAGACCCGCGAGTCCTGCCAATGCTGCTAAGTTTCTTGCTTTTGCCATGACTAACCCCTTTTAGCAGCTTTTGCCGCCCTTGTTCATTTTGACCATCTTACCTTTGGTTTTACCCTTGGCTTCAATGCCGCCACCTTTAGCCATCTTCATGCCGTCTTTGGCGGTGTCCATGCCTTTTTTCATCACAGGCTTGCCCATCTTAGAAGGCGTCTCTGATTTGGCTCCAGCTTTTTTCTTAGCTATCATTGCCATAAAACCGGGGTTCATTTTCGTTGCCATATCACCACCTCTTTTAAAAGTTTTGCCTTTATCGGCGTTTGAAAAATCTTTGCCCACGGACTGTGGGACTCCTACCTTCTTAGCAAACGCTGGATTGTTGGCCACCGCTGCCATGAAATTGTGTTGCTTCTTACTCTTGCTCGGCATCGCTGCCTTCCTTGCGACCCATGAGTCGTTTAACTGTATCTGTTTCGTAGATACGGATTGCCACCCAAACAATACTGAGAAGCGCGGAGACGGCTGGTAAGAATTCCACGAGTGTTCCAATAACAGTAAGTATTGAAGCACCATCCAACATTTGCTTCAGAGTTTCTTGGTTTTGTGCGTCCATG